CTGCAATTCGTGAAGGTTGCCGCCCCAGTCCAATCAAACGCTGAAAATGTGGTGGACGGGATGATATTAACAAACACTGCATAGGTCCCGTAAGTACCTTTAGGAAACACTATGGATGTACCAGACAGCGTCACCGCTAGGTTTCCAGAAGACACTTGAGTTCCGTTGAACACGTCACTTGTGGTGTATGTTCCCCCTGAATACTTCAGAAAGGCAATGTAATAGGGGCTGGTTACATTCGAGAATAGAACTGGCTTCTTCAGTTCAATTTCGTACGTGACCCACAAGTCCCCCAAAACATTATCCGCCGCTTGTTGGCCAGACGTAGCAACATAGGTTGTGCCTAGGTCGTACAACAGTTGGTTGTCTCCACTAGGGACAGCACCAGTGCGTACATACTGGATGTTGAACGGGTTCTCCTTGGGGTTACATTCAATTGGGTGACAGAATGCCTCACTTGGAACACACTCTGATGCCCAATACTCATTCAGCATTGCCATCTTGGATGTTGGAGAGGCATCCGAGCTACGATAAGATGTTTGTATCATAACAGAACCCAATGCAGGGTTGGTGCTGGACACAGCGTTGCCACTAGTCGGAACATAGTGGAATACCATGCCCTTGATACGGTACTCTTGGTAGCTGGATGCAATTGAAGACAACCAGGGGAATGTAGCCTGAATTCCAGGGTTCAAAACAAGTGATTGTTGGACGGTGAAGCTTGTGTTACTATACACCTGACATACAAACTCTTTGTGTCTAACCACAATGGTTTGACCTTCGCGATGCATGTTGGGTATAGACCCAGAAGCCTCCGCCTTCTGAACGATGGAGTTGGCGGAAACGGTGTAGTCGCCGGAGCCCAGCCACTTGCTCAGAGATGCTCCCAGCCCGGTGCCCAAAGAGCTGCCGGCTGAGGGCATTCCGATCAGTGAACCGAGCATCCCGCCACCCAATCCGCCAAGTGATCGCAGTGCGGACCCCAATCGGGAAACTTCCTGTTTGGATTTCTTCTTGACGAGTTTCTGACTTTTGCGTTTCTTGATTTTAACTGCCATATTGACTGTTTCGTAAGGTTATGTACTGGCTATCTGTGCTTGTTTAAACATCGACGACTACTAGGTTGTTCAACATTGGATAGCTGCACATCCATGTGAACGACCTGCACTGCTTAAGTGCCTCGTCGAGGGCTGATTCTGCTTCAAAAACAGTTAGGCCATAACGAAGAAAGAAAAATTCTTCGGTTGCTAAGGACATTTTATGGCTGAGGATGTTCTTGATTTTGTACTTAGCATCATGGTCCTCATAATGTTGTTTTTGAGTCTTCCTCAAACACCGTAAACAATGTTTAACATAGGCTCGTAGCACGGGTAAATGTCCCATCTCTTTGGAACATCCCAGCATCATTCCTTTTACCTGCCCAAGTGTTAATCGTTTTAGTGAGAACCCAAGCTTGGGCAGTCTCCTGCCAATTTTGGGACCCAACACAAAACCATTTTCCACTGGCCAGAAAAGGGACGAACAAAATTCGGCTTCGTGCCATTCATATGTCGCCTTGATTTTAATAGTGAATCCAAGAGCAAGGAAATATGCTTTTAGGTTCCTGATAATTTCAATTATGACATCATGAGCAAGATGGCCGTAGACAACTG